TTCAATAATTTCAATATCAGGATCTGATTCCCCTTCGCAGAGGCAAGCGAGGCGCCGCCCGTGACCGTGACCGCTTTTGATAAATCCTGTGTTTCATTAATCGGCTGATCAAAAGTAACGGCTATCGTGCCACCAATCGGTGCTTTATATGTCCCGACGCTTACGTTCGTAACCTTCGGTCCACCAGACAAAGCAAACCCGAGCTTATAGCTACCATCAAGGCCACTGCCATCGCTTCCTGTCAGCGCCACGACATCAAGTTCATAAGTGCTCATTCGAGCCAATTCACCGTCCCAACGAAGCGAAATCTCTGTGCCGGTAAAACTTGTTTGTGACTTTACCTCTTCGCGTTTAGTACCATCTACTTTATATAAACGAAGCTTCGCCTCAGCTATTTCCTTGTCCGCAACCATATCAAACCCTGTTGGTTTTGCGAAAACCATTTCACCCTGTTTTATAGACGAACTCACTATCGTCGTCGCTTCTAGTGTATGAATGCTTTGAAGGCCCGATGGAAAATGTAGGCTTTACTGGGAATACGTAAATAGGCTCTACAAGGCGTTGCAAACCCTCCAGGCTAGGGGGATAGCTACCTAGGTCCAGCGGCGCCTTCTAGGCCCTTCTATCCACGTTAGAATCGATGTTTTAGGGGCTACTTAGCTCACCACTTCAAAGGTGCATACTATGAAAGTTAAATACCGCGTCGACCGTAGCCCGTCAAGAACCGAAATACCTTGTGGTATGAACACAATTCTTTATTTTGGGCATAGTCTAAGGGCAGCACAACGAGTTTTTCGAGACACTTCTCCGGGAATAGATCATTGGGGAAACGTTGCGCCTAATTATGGAGTGATCCTCTCTGTTTATGATCCTATTTCTTACGGCGAGTTTGTTAAATACTCTAAAGGATTTTAATCATGGCCGACAAATTCATCCCTTTTAACCCTGAGACTGCGAAGAATGGGGACATCGTTCACTACCTAAACAATGAATTCTTGTTTGTAGGGCTAAACCCTAAATACCCTTCTGAGTGTATACTGTTGCGTTGTGATGGCTATGTGGTAATAGCCGATAACAACGCGGTGTCCGTCAAAGCCCCTAAAAAGACTTTGTGGGTTAATCTGGTTAAGTACGGCCTATGCGGTATTGAGTCGTCTGTATATGATTGTGAAAAAATAGCTAAAGGAATAGCATCGAAATACGCCGGAGACTACTTAGGGACGTTTCCGATTGAGATTGATGATGTTGCTTAAACACAACACACTGAACACTTGACAACTCAGGGAATCTATGCTACCCTAATTACCTATATAGTCTTTAGAGACTAAGTTGTCTAAGTAGTATTCTTAGTTATACTTAAGTATTAATACTACTTAGTACATAGTATTCTTATAGTCTATATAGACTCTAAACACTGTAGTTACCTATATAGTAGGAGAAATGGAAACCATCCGTCTACATATCCCCTGTAGTCTTTGCGATAGCTCTGATGCTGCTTCGCACTATAGGGATTCAAAGGGTAAAGAGTTCATCTATTGTTTTAGTTGTAAGGGAACAACACAGTTGTCTAAGAATAGTCTTGAGGAAGTAGTTCATGAAGTGTCCGCTGATCTTGGCTCCGTCAAGGCTGTGCCAGAACGTGATATTACAAAGGAGACTGCACAATTCTACGGAGTCCTACAGACCGACACTGCTTATCGATTCCCTTACTCTGATGGTAGTGGGTACAAAGTCAAATTAAAGGCAGAGAAGAAATTCTACAGCGAAGGAAAGCCTGTAGGGCTCTTCGGCCAGGATAAGTTTGCAGCAGGTGGAAAATACGTCACAATCACTGAAGGCGAATTTGACGCCCTAGCATCGTTTCAGATGCTAGGTAGCCGGTACCCTACCGTGAGCATCCGGCGAGGGGCTACAGGGGCCTTAAAAGACGTTACAGAGGCATTCTCGTGGCTGGATACCTTTGACAATGTGGTGATCTGCTTTGACAACGACAAAGTAGGGCAGGAGAATGCGAAACTAGTGGCTGAGTTGTTTGCCCACAAAGCCTTGGTTGTGAAGCTGACGAAGTACAAGGATGCCAACGAAGCCTTGATGGCGCAGGATAGCAAAGCCTTTGTAGACGCATGGTGGCGGGCAGAGAAAGTCATCCTGGATGGTATCGTTCAAGGGTCTACACTGTGGGATAAGCTGAATCAACCAAAGGCAGCAGCGGCTTTGCAATACCCTTTCGAGGGGCTCAACAGACTCACCTATGGGCTCAGGAAAGGCGAACTGGTGATGGTGACCAGTGGATCAGGGATGGGGAAGAGTCAATTCCTTCGGGAGATTACTTGGCAGATTCTAACTAAGACGGATGATAACATTGGCCTGATGTTCCTTGAAGAAGACATGGAAAAGACTGCAAAGGGTATTATGAGCTTGGCGGTTAATAAGCCTCTGCATCTTCCCGATACCGTTTACACACCTGAGGAATACAAAGATGCTTTCGAGCAGACAATGGGAACAGGACGTGTCTATCTCTTCGATCACTTCGGGTCTAGTGGGATTGACAACATTGTGTCTAGGGTTAGATACTTGGCTCGTGGGTGTGGTTGTGGTTTCGTACTTCTGGATCATATTTCTATCGTTGTCAGTAATCAGGAAAACGGAGACGAAAGAAAAGCCTTGGACGAAATAATGACTAAACTTCGGACAGTGGTTCAGGAGACAGGGATTGGACTGATCTGCGTATCTCACCTGAAACGGCCAGAAGGAAAAGGGCACGAAGAAGGGGCTGCAACGTCTTTGGCACAACTTAGGGGTTCTGGAAGTATTGCACAACTCAGTGATATTGTGATAGGATTAGAGCGTAACGGACAGGCTAACGACCCTACAGAAAGGAACACGACAAAGATCAGAGTACTGAAGAATAGGTTTTGTGGATTGACTGGACCGGCTGGAGAGGCACTATATAGCCTTGATACCGGACGAATGTTTGATGTTAGGGAGCAGGCATTGTGAAGAATGATGAAGTACAGAAAATACTGACTGAACTAGATGAGTCTAATGATGGGTTTTTCACTCGACTGTTGCTTATTGAAGGATACATTAACGAACTGGAAGAGAAAGTTGAAGAGTTGGAATATATTCTTAAGGGGATCTCTAAATGAAAGTAACTATTCAGTTAGAAGAGTGTGGAGTGGTTGTCGAAGGAGACTATATCCCGGCAGAGTACGGAGAACGGGATGCCGAAGGTCAGCAGTTGGAGCAGGATTGGCCGGCGGAGTTTCTGGTTAATGGGTTTGAGTTGGTTTATAGTACTATTCACATTCCTGACGATGCTTTGCCTGTCGGACTAATCCATAGTAAGTTCTATGACGACTTGGAAGCCGCTGTATTGGATAAATTGGCTAAGGAACATCATGCCTAAACAGATTGGATGGGTTGATGAGTTTGGCAACGTATTTCCAATGGGAGCGTGGAAACCACAACAGAAAAACTATCTGGATAGTCACAAAGTTACTTGGGAGCCTATATATACTCTTTCAGAAGCAGAGTTAGTTCTAATGAATGAAAGGGGACGAAATGAACTTAGTTCTAGATATTGAGACTGACAGCGTACAGTCTAAAATCTGGATGGTTGTCACTAAAGACCTAGATACTGGAGAACTCTGTTGTCATACGGAAGTGAAGACTCTAAAGGGATTGATCGATCAAGCCGAATGTATTATCGGACACAACTTGATCGGCTTCGACTCTTATCACCTGATGAACTTGTGGAAGATGGAGATTCCGCAGGCGAAGTGTTGGGACACCTTGATAGTATCAAGATTGTTGAAGCCCGATATCGCCGACGGCCACAGTCTGGAGGCATGGGGAAGGCGGCTGGGCAGCAAGAAGATTGATTATACTGAAGAGTATAAGAAGCAGAAACTAAGGGCTGATCCTTCGTATGTTTATAAAGACAAAGACGAATGGAATTATCCTCTGCTTTACCTGATGGAAGAGTATTGCGACCAAGACGTTGAGTTGACTGCAACATTGCTTGTTGATCTTAAACGACAACTAAAGAGCCAGAAGTTCTCGGACTATTCAGTCGAACTAGAACACAAGGTTGCCTGGATTGTGGCACAGCAAGTTCGTAATGGTGTATTGATCGATCAACGTGCTCTGATGTTGTTGAAGGCCGAAGTTGAAGATGAACTAGCAAAGTTGACTAATAAGATGGTGGCAGAGTTTGAGCCAACCGTTGAGGCGGTATTAATTAATAATAGAAAACAACAGAAGGACGACATAGATGCATGTAGACTTAGAACGGCGGCGAACTTACCAGCAGAACTATTACCAGCAGCACAAAGAGCGGCTGAAGAAAAACGCCTCTCAGTACTACGAAAACAACAAGGAAAGGGAGAGCCAGCGACGGAAGGAAAAGTATCATGCGAACCCGGAAGAGTACAGGGACAAAGACCTACAACGGAAGTACGGCATAACACTAGCGGACTACAACGAAATGGTGACACAGCAGAAAATGCAGTGCTTCATTTGTCAGGCGGACGAAGCCACGCTAACCAAGGGCTTAGTGGTGGATCATTGTCACAGAACAGGGACCGTGCGCAAACTGCTTTGTACCAACTGCAACACAGTGTTGGGGAAGGTAAAGGAGAACACGGACACACTGATGAAAATGGTTTCTTACATCAATACGCATTTAAACTGATTCCATTCAATCCTGGTTCTAGGATGCAGATTATTGAGCGGCTTTTAAGCCGGGGCTGGGTGCCGACAGAGTTCACTGAGAAGGACAATGTAGTCCTCGATGAGGAAATTCTGAAGTCAATGGACATTCCAGAAGCTAAAGTATTCCTTCGATTCTTTGAACTACAGAAAATCAATTCATTCCTGACTAATTGGGATGACAAGATTGAGCCTGACGGAAGGATTCACGGCAGAGTTATCACAAACGGTGCAGTCACTGGTAGGATGACCCATAGCAGCCCCAATCTCGGGCAGGTACCGTCTGCACAGACTGAGTTGGGGAAGCGTTGTAGAGCCCTTTTCATCGTTCCTGAAGGCTGTTCTATGTTAGGGATTGATGCAAGCGGCCTAGAACTTCGTATGTTGGCTCATTACATGCAGGATCAGGACTATATCAAGGCAGTCTGTGAAGGGAAAAGTAGTGACAAAACGGATGTACACAGTATTAATCAACGTGCGGCAGGGCTGGACACTCGCGACCAAGCGAAGACATTTATCTACGCATTCTTGTACGGTGCCGGTGCTGAAAAGATCGGGTCTATTGCGGGTGGAGGCAGCCATAAGGGGCGACAGCTTATTGACACGTTCCTTGAGGGTACGCCAGCACTTCAAACTCTTCGGGAGAAAGTTAAAAAGCTTGCAGAGAAAGGGTCATTGCCGGGGCTGGATGGGCGTAGACTCTATATTCGGTCCCCGCATAAAGCACTCAACACACTTCTACAGGGTGCGGGTGCTGCGGTGATGAAAGAGGCACTATGTATCCTGGTGGCTGACCTAGATGCAGAAAAGGTGCCTTACAAGATGTTGATTAATTGCCACGATGAATGGCAAATTGAGACTCCTACGGGCTATGCAGAACAGGTGGGGAAGTTAGGCAGGCAGGCTATTCAGGATGCGGGACAGAGGCTTGGGCTTAGGTGTCCGTTGGATGGTGAATACAAGATAGGGAAGAACTGGTATGAAACTCACTGAGAAGCCTGTGAAACATTTAGTTATTTCATCATCCTACGGTAATGACTCTGTAGCTATGATTCAATGGGTTTACGAAAATAAACCAGAGTTCGATAAAGTCTCTGTTGTTTATATAGACACAGGCTGGGCTGCTGAATGGTGGCCTAAGCGAGTTGAAGTAATGGAGAACATGGTTAGGAAATACGGATTCAACCCAGTTCGTATTAAAGGACCAGAAACGTTCGAGTCCCTTGCCATTGCCCGCAAAGGGTTTCCTCGTAATGGTATGCAATTCTGCACCATCTTCTTAAAAGGAATTCCATTTCTTGATTGGCTAGACGAACAACCAAAGGAAGAAGAGATTATAATTGGAGTAGGTAAACGCAGGGAAGAAAGCGTAGCCCGTAGGGAAACAGAAGAATATGTTTACAACTCAGAGTATCACGGCTTTAGAACACTCTGGCACCCTTTGTATTTGCACAGTGAGAGTGAACGGAATGCTCTACTAGAAAGGGCTGGTGTTGCACCGCTGAAGCATCGTAGTTTGGAATGCAGTCCTTGTGTCAACGCTAACCGGACTGATATCAAAGCCTTGACAGAGGATGAAGTTGTTAGAACAGAGGCTTTAGAGTCTGTGGTAGGAAAGACGATGTTTCGTCCTGCTGGTAAGATGGGGGCTAAAGGGATTCGACAAGTTGTTGTATGGGCTAACTCTAAACATGGGAACAGCAAGAAAGGGGCTTTTCTGAATACCACAGACTCTAGTGGTTGTGAAGGTGGTTTGTGTGGTTTTTGAACAAGACAGTTGACAAGGAGGCTAAATAGGAGTATAATTCGTTTTCGCTATAGTAGCTCAGCGGTAGAGCTCCTGCCTTGTAAGCAGGCGGTCCAGGGTTCGATTCCTTGCTATAGCACAGGTCTACGGGGAAGTGGTCAAATTGGCAAAGACATCGCGCTTAAGACGCGACGGAGAAATCCTTGCGGGTTCGAGTCCCGCCTTCCCCACATTTTCACTACACAGTAAACATTAAGGAAAGATGATGAATGACTATGTAGTCCCTAAAGAAGCAATCAGCCGTATTAGAAACATCGCAGAACGTCCTTTGCTGGTTTATGGTCCTACTGGCGCTAAAGATGAACTTTGGACAGATGCTGAAACAATGACAGCACAGGCTTTTCTGGAAATTATGGGCATTCCCTTTACTAATAACTTTTTCACTGAAACTAAGGAAGTTAACAATGACTGAAGAGATTAAACCTGTTAAGATCAAAGGCACTGTGTATTGGGCCAGCCTGAAGAAAGTTAACCAGATGTCAGGTAACTATCAAGTTGACATTGGCGAACTCTCTGAAGCCGCTGTGAAGGCTCTGGAGGCTATGGGTGTCACGGCACTGCATAAGGATACCCAAGGCTTCTACATCACCTGCAAAAGCCGCTATGAAATCTTCGCAGTCGATGAAGACGGTGATCGCATCACAGAGGATATTGGTAATGGCTCTAAAGCAGTTTGCCTGATTAGTCCTTACGAATGGAAGTTTAAGAACAAGAAAGGTGTCAGCCCTTCACTCAAGAAACTGGTGATTACAGAGTTGGTGAAGTATGACAGCAAAGCCTCTGTAGACGTGGACGACGAGGAAGAGGCTCTCTAATGGTAAACCGGGCATTGATGGTAAAGTGGATCGATGCCCTTCGTAGTGGAGATTACCCACAGATTCGGGGTTTTCTCCACACTACGCAGGGGCTTGATTGCCTGGGTGTGTTGTGTGATGTTGTTGATCCGAATGGCTGGAACATGGAGAAGCCCTATACTGTGAAGGCCAGCAACATCCGTCCTAACCCTGTGCCTTACTATGAATTCCTCTACAAAGGACAAACCAGCACCTACACACTTCCTGATGCTCTGGTGGCCGACTTAGGCGTTGAAGACAACTTCGCTTATTACATGGTGGAGTTGTCAGATAAGAAGGGTTTGGACTTCAACCAGATTGCAGAGATTCTTGAAAGGAGCTATGTTGTTTCTTAAAGGTGAGCCAACAGCAAGAATGAAACTAATCAGTGCTATTCAGGATGTGAAGTCCATCACAGAGATTAAGAAACTGATTAGGGCCTATGGGGATGAAATGTGGTGGAAGGGCTGGGACGAAGCTATCAGCCACGAACCTATTAACGAAAACTCTGTGGAGTTTTGTCATCATGAGTTTAAAATCTAATGTCAATTAAACTAGCAATCTGCACACCCTCCGCAGGCTTCGTCAGAGTCGAGTTTGCGGAGTCCCTTGCAAGGCTCCAACGGTCCCTTCAAATCGATACTAACTGCAAAGTCACTGACCAAAAGTTCTTCTATGTCTGTGGGTCAGTGATCCCTTATAACCGCCAATGGTGTGTAGACCAGGCTATGAAGTGGGGAGCAACCCATGTACTGTTTCTGGATGACGACATGGCTTTTAGGCCGGAAGTGGTTAAGCAGTTACTTAAAAGCCATAAGCTCCCGATTGTTGCAGCCAATTGTGTTAAGCGGGTATACCCAATTACTTTTATGGCGCTGGACTTCACCGGAAAAGAAGTTAAATCGGATGATACGGCATCTGGAATCGAAGAAGTTATGCTCGCTGGTAATTCGGTTATCCTGATTAGGATGGAAGTGTTTCGCAAGACTCCGAAGCCTTGGTTTGCTTTTCCGTATGACGCTAAAGAAGATAACTTTGAAACAGAGGATTACTTCTTTCAGCGTAGGGCTAGGGAGCATGGATTTAGCACCTATGTAGACCATGATGCTAGTAAAGGTGTGGTGCATATTGGGGCACATAACTTTATCTACAACGATGCTTTTCACTTGACTAAGGAGTAAGACGTGGCTCCAGAAACTGCACAGTTTTGGTTCTGGTTGTTAGGGGTATTTATGGGCATCACAGTCCAAAGGTTTGTACAGTGGTTTAATAAGGACGACTAATGTATCTCCCAAACGACACAGCCCGATGTAGCGATGCTTTAGACCTAAACTGTCAATGGCGACATAACTGCAAACGATGGATGTATAGGATGCCAAGGGATAAGACGATAGCTAACAGGGTGGTTTGGAGTGCCTTTGCAAAGGCTGTGGAGTCTGGTAAACGATGTGAACACCAACTAAGGATTGACTGATGCGTGTTTTAGTGTGTGGTGGTAGAGACTTTGATAATGAGGCTATGCTAAAACTAGGTTTTCACCTTATCATGGCGGATGATGAGGCAATAACAGAGATTTGCCATGGCGGTGCTAAAGGGGCTGACACACTGGCTGGGAAGTACGCTGAAGAGAACAACATTCCCTGCAAAGTCTTCCCTGCTGATTGGGCTAAGCACGGCAAGAAGGCCGGCCCTATTAGGAACTATGAAATGCTACGTAGTTTTGACCCAGACATTGTGTTGGCTCTTCCGGGTGGTCGAGGGACAGCACATATGGTTAAGATTGCAGAAGCCGAAGACTGCAGTGTTCTACAACTGAGTAAGGATTGACTGATGGAAAAGCCCTCTCGATTATGGAAGTAACTAGAGAAGTCCTAGAACGAACAGCAAAGGGCTACATAGTAAAGTGGCGTTATCTGGTGGATGGCCTACCTATTCCAGACGATCAAAAGTATTGTCCTTCTTGTGACACAATTAAGTTTCGCACAGAGTATACGCAGAAAGGAAACGCCTGTCGTCTGTGTGCTAACGAAAGAGCAAGAAAACAGCACAAGCGTAAAAAAGAAGACGCCCTATGGACAGCTATTCAGTTAGCAAAGAACCGGGAGAAACGGTTTAAGCGTAAAGAAGAGGCTGTAGCGTACTTAGGCGGAAAGTGTCTGGACTGTTCTGGTGTGTTTCCTACTGTAGCTTTTGACTTCCACCACGAAGACCCTTCAGAGAAAGAAGGACATCCTTCGTGGTTCCTTAACAAGTCCGGCGAACGCTGGAAAGAAGAACTAGCAAAGTGTGTTCTTCTCTGTGCAAACTGCCACAGAATCCGTCACTTTGGAGGAGGTTACCCGTATGATCGCTCTCATTGATGGCGACATACTTTAGCTTACGTATCGTTTAGGATTCGGAGGCCAGAAGAAGCTTCCTGACGGGACTATAGAGCCTATCCCCGATGCCATGATGAAGGTTAGGATAGATGCCTGGATCGTAGATCTGCTGATGTTTGACTTACCAGACTGCACAGACTACGAGGGGTATCTCAGCCTGGACTCAGAAAGTAACTTCAGAAATGCCATCGCAGTTACTGCGCCGTACAAAGGCAACAGGACGGCTGCGAAGCCTCATCATTATGACCTGATCCGTGATAGGCTCTTGACTTATTGGGAGTTTCATGGTATCATTGGTCAAGAAGCTGATGATTCATTGGCTCAAGAACAGACTGAGCAGGGAGATAAGACCGTCATCGTCTCCATTGATAAAGATATGCTTCAGGTTCCTGGATGGCATTACAACTTCGTTAACAGGACTATGCAGTATAAGAACCACACTGAAGGGTTTCATAGTTTCTGTGTGCAGATGCTGATGGGCGACAAAGTAGACAACATCATCGGGCTGAAGCAGGTGGGAATTAAGCGCGCTACAGAGGCTTTAGACAAGGCCGATATGCTGTGGAATCCTGTTAACTTAATTAAAGCAGTGGCTATGAAGTACAAAGAGCACGGAGACACTGAACTGAAACACTTCAAAGAGAATGCAAAACTGTTGTGGCTTCGTAGGCGCAAAGACTACGGTGAAGAATACATTGACTATCTGATTAAGGAGTTAGGACTATGAGTTTGGATTTATCCACAAAGAAAGTGGCTCATCTTTATAACAGTATCGGTAGCCTTACGTATGAAAAAGGACACGATGAGGATGGCTGGATTGAGGTTGTGAGTATAAACGCATACGACGGGCCTGAGCAGTTGTATATGTTCTTCAAAGACCTTGCCTTACACTTCAAAGCCATGATTAAAGAGGAAGACGACTTTTGAAGACTTCATCGGCTAAACAGAAAGGCAGGAAGCTACAACAGCTAGTCAGGGATCGCCTGCTTAGTGCTTTTCCTCAGTTGGAGCAGGATGACATTAAGTCAACTTCGATGGGGGCTCAAGGAGAGGACGTACAGCTTAGCCCTGCTGCAAGGAAGATCATACCTATTGCAGTGGAGACAAAGGCCCGTAGAGGTATCGCTGTAGGTCGCTGGTATGAACAGGCTGAAGAGCACGCCATCGCAGTGAAGGACGAAGTCAATCCGGTAGTGGTTATGAAGGAAGACCGTAAAGAGCCTCTTGTTCTGATTAGCCTAGACTTCTTCGTGGCTTTGTTGCAAGATCGTTATGACCACTACAAAGACTGGCTGAAGCAGGAACAGGAAATTTCTAAACAAGCTTGGAAGGATAAGAAATGACTGAAGAAGATATGTATGTCACTGAAGTAGAAAACACATCATCTTTTACGGTAATCAACTCTAGGAACTTTGATCTGGAGTTCTTGAACGGCAAGCAGAACGGCCTAAACTGGTACGTTATGGAGTGTAAGAATACTTCTGATGCTGTGTACGGCACAGCAAAAACACTGGCTCTTTTCTTTCAATATGTTGCAGACTATTTTGATGCAGTTGCCTTTGAAGAGGAACAGGCACATGGGAACTAAACATATCCACGCTGAAGTTATTAAGGCTTGGGCGGACGGTGAAGAGATTGAGATTTTTATTGAGAGCCAGTTTGGCTGGTGTAAATGCCAGTTCCCTTCATGGGACGAAGAAAACACTTACCGAGTTAAGCCTAAGAACATCGTAGTTCCTCGGCTCGTATGTTTTAGCGATGAGACAACTTCAGTGTTGCACTTTGATGTCTCAAAGCAGCCTAATGTCCAATATACTTTCAATCCGGAGGGTAAGCTAGTGTCTGTGGAGATGATTAAATGACAGTGGCTAAACAGTTGTCAGAGGAACTGGTGGATGTCAAAGACCTAAAACACCGCCTCTACCGGCATATCTACTACGATGCTTCACAGGAACTGATCCGGTTTAACTACATGAAGCGCCCTAATGTAATGCTGGTGTTCAATGAATGGGGTGACTTTGTAGACGCTGTATCGACTGATAAGGAGCAGATTTAATGGACGTTGATATTTACGTCGTCTTGGATGAGTGGGACATTGTGTATGTCCCTGAGAATTACGACAGCTTTCACCTATATAGTAAGAAAAGTAAAATCACTGTAGACCAAAGCCTCTTAGATCGTTGGGAGTTATGTATGAAAGAGTTTACGGCTCTTCAAGGGATCTTTGAGGGCTTGCGTGAGGCTCAAAAGTGAAGGTTGAATACATAGACCACATGGGCTCTGACTTGTCAGTGGTCAATTCAGCACGGGTTAGCTTTGACAAGGAATCGGAATGGGATAACTGGTCAGAGAACACTCTAAAGCCTTCTGACGCTAAGCTTATTGGCTACCTAGCCTCTCACGGGCATTGGAGCCCCTTCGCCCACACCAGCATCAGTATGCGGTGGAAAGCACCGATCTTCGTAGCTAGGCAGCTTCATAAACACCAAGTAGGGATGACGGTCAATGAAGTCTCCAGACGCTATGTAAAGTCAGAGCCTGAGTTGTGGTGGCCTGAGAAGTGGCGCAAGGCTGCAGAAAATGTTAAGCAGGGCAGTAGCGATGAGCCTTTCTTGTCTAAAAGACTGCTTGGTGAAGCAATAGACGTTGCCTGTGATCTGGCTCAATATTACCAAGGTTTAGTGGACTCTGGACTATGCCCTGAACAGGCCCGCATGTTCCTTCCACAGAACACGATGACGGAATGGATTTGGACAGGTTCCTTGTACGCTTGGGTAAGGGTGTGGAAACAAAGGACGTACCCGACTGCACAAACCGAGACACGAGAACTGGTTCGGCAGATTGAACCCATCATTAAACAACACTTCCCCGTTAGTTGGGAAGCATTCACCGCTTTGTCAGAGACAAAGTGACAGTTAATTTTCAATTAACAACGAAGGAATGAAACATGAACGGATATAACACCTATACTTTTCAGTACATCTCTGACTCCTTTGATACCCCTGGACATCCTACAGAGAAGGCTGTGCAGCAGACTGTAACTTTCCCTGACGAGGCAGTCTGGATTGACGTGGTTGACGAGTTCTTTGCTTTCCTTGGTAGTATCTATGGCTACCCTATCTCGGCTAAGAAGTACTATGAAGCTAAGGGGAAACACTGATGACTAAAGTGAAAACAGAAGTAGACCCAATTCAGGTTGTGTTGTTTGGTGAAGACCCTTTAGGCGGTAAGCACTACCGAGTCAGTGATAAAGAGTTCTACACAGTCTTTGCGGTAGACGGCAGCATGATTGAACTAATGCCTAGTCCATTGGGCGGTGTAGCCTACGACAGCATTAAAGACTACGGTAAGTTCTTGAAGAAAGCTATGAAGGCTTTGTATGATGAACTTCCTAAACCTGTGGGACAATGAGCAGAGTTCATGCTGTAATCCCTGACTGCCAAGTCAAGCCTGGACAGGACTATAGCTTCCTTCGCTGGGTAGGGAACTACCTGGCTGAAAAGAAGCCTGATGTCATTGTCCAGATTGGTGACTTCGCAGACATGCCTAGCCTGAGTAGTTATGACGTAGGTAAGAAGAGCTTTGAAGGCAGGCGATACAAGGACGATGTAGCAGCCTCTAAAGAGGCTATGCAGGCTCTGATGGACCCTATCGTGACTAAGGTGACGACTTTAGAGCTAAACCACAAGAAACGATGGCATCCTGAACTACACTTGACGCTAGGTAATCATGAAAACCGCATTAACAAGGCTACAGAAAATGATCCTAAACTTGATGGTACACTTGGTGTTGCCGATCTGTGCTACTCTGATTACGGTTTTAACGTTCATGAGTTTCTTCGCCCCGTCATCCTTGATGGCGTTGCTTACGCTCACTACTTTGTGTCAGGGGCTTTGGGCCGTCCTGTTTCGACAGCTAGACAGTTAATCCTGAAGAAACATCAGTCCTGCGTAATGGGACATAACCAGAATTGGGACATTCACCGTGATGTCAGGGCTGATGGAAAGGGTGTTATTGGGCTGTTTAGTGGTTCTTGCTACTTACACGACGAAGACTACTTAGGCCCACAAGGCAACCACTACAATCGAGGGATTTGGATGCTCTATGAAGTCAATGACGGTGACTTCCATCCTTTGCATATCTCCCTTAACTTTCTGAAGAAACGATATGACTATTGAGGAGTATTATGTCTAACCACTACGAACCTAAGAACAACGATAGTATGTATCTAGGCGGTGAATCCGACTGGAAACAGATGTGGCCTAAGTATGATGAGATTAATGGGCTTCCTAGTGCTAAGATGTTTCAGCCAACTTTTGAAGATGTCTTTCCTGTGAAGACAGAAGAAGCCCGCAAAGCCTTCCTTGATCGTCTGAATGGCAATGAAGAGCCTGTGCAGCCTATGCTGAATGCTAAAGGGATTAAAGTTAAGCACTACCCTACACCGGCTATCGAGCGTCAAGTTGGCGGTGACCACTATAAAAAGGCCGGCAACAACATGCAGCCATGGGACATCATTGATGCGTGGAACCTGGACTTCTACGAAGGCAGTGTCCTGTCTTATCTACTGCGCAGTAAATATAAGGGTGAGCGCCTTAAAGACCTGCAAAAGATTCAACATTACCTTGACAAGATGATCGAAGATGCTGACGCTTCGTGAGCTTGGAAGGATGCTTCGGCAGTACGATGTTGAGCAGGTCTGTGAACTCCTTGACATCAGTCCGGAAGAGATTATTGAACGCTTCTTGGACGTACTAGAGGAACGACAGGACTTCATTCGTAAAGAGCTTGATGCAGACGATGAAGATGACCTTTTTGATCAAGATTCGGAGTATTGATGTCAGAGTGTATTAAATGGACGGGAGCTATTAGAGAAAAAGATGGCTATGGAGTAACCTGGCACAACGGTAAAGTAGATTACGCACATCGAGTAGCCATTGGAGCAAAACCAGGTGAAGTTGTTATGCATAGTTGTGATAACAGGGCCTGTGTTAATCCAGAACATCTCAGTATCGGGACACACAAGAAGAACTCTGAAGACATGGTTGCTAAAGGTCGCCAGTGTAAAGGAGAAGACACTCATGTAGCCAAACTAACTGAAGAACAAGTTAAACAGGTTCTTTCACTACATGGCTTTTTCCCTTCACGGGCTGTCGGCCGTATGTTTGGTGTTCAAAAGAGTGCTGTGTTATCTATTTGGAATAAAAAGACTTGGAGGCATATTAGTGCAAATCAATCGGTTTAAGAATAGTTTTAGTGAAACAATCTTCCGACAGAAGTATGCTCAGGGTCCTAGTGATAACTGGGATGCTCTCGTAGATCGACTAGTAGATGATGTTTGTGGGACTCGTCAGGGGACTCTACAAGCACTAATGTCTAAAGATGATCGGGACCAGCTTTCACAGTTTATGAAAGAGATGAAGATCATTGCCGGCGGCCGGTATCTCTACTACGCTGGTCGTCCTTATAAGGCATTCAATAACTGCTTCTTACTGCGTGCCGAAGAAGATACACGGGAAGAGTGGAGTAATGTGATGTGGCGAGCAATGTCTTGCCTGATGACAGGCGGAGGTATTGGCATTGATTACTCTCGGCTCCGTCCTGCTGGTAGAATCCTGTCACGAACTGGTGGTGTTGCGTCTGGTCCTATCCCTCTGATGTTCGCTGTTAATGAAACAGCTAGAAATATTATGCAGGGTGGTAGCCGTCGATCCGCTGTCTATGCCTCTCTAGATTCAAAGCATGAAGACATTCCGTTGTTCTTGAAAGTTAAGAACTGGCACGACCAGCCTGTAGGGAAGTCTGGACAAACCTATTGGGATATCAAGCAAGACGACTTCAACTTCCCGGCCAGCCTTGACATGACAAACATTAGTGTCAACTATGACGACACTTCGGGTGAACTGACAAAGAACAGTGTATTCCTTGAGAACTGTCGTCAAGCAATGATGACTGGAGAGCCTGGGTTCAGCTTCAACTTCGGAGACAAGATTAATGAAACGCTTCGCAATGCCTGTACAGAGGTTACTTCAGAAGATGACAGTGACGTATGCAATCTTGGCAGTATTAATCTCGGCAACATTGAGAGTTTGGAAGAGTTCCGAGCCGTTGTACAGCTTGCATCAAAATTCCTTGTCTGCGGCACACTTAGGGCCGATCTCCCATACAGTAAAGTCTACACAGTACGGGAAAAGAACCGTCGACTTGGTCTTGGGCTTATGGGTATCCACGAGTGGCTTCTCAAGCGAGGGGAGCAGTACTCTGTAACTCCAGAACTGCATACTTGGTTAAAGGTCTATAAAGATGAGTCAGAGAAAGCGGCAAACGATCACTGCGACAGGTTCTTTATCAGTCGACCCGTGGCCTACAGAGCTATCGCCCCCACAGGTTCAATTGGAATCCTCGCTGGGACTACTACAGGTATTGAACCACTTTTCGCAGTCGCTTATAAACGACGGTTTCTTACTGATGGAACCAAGTGGCGATACCAATTCGTGGTCGATAGTACCGCAGAACAGCTTATCCGAGATTATTCAATTGCTCCAGAAACAATCGACACAGCCTACCGACTGAGCCATAACTTTGAACAACGACTTAAGTTTCAAGCGGATATTCAGGACTATGTTGATATGTCCATTTCCAGTACTATTAATCTTCCTCCTTGGGGTTCTAAAGAAAATAACGAAGATCGTGTTGGGGAGTTTGCTGGTCTTCTTAGTCAATACGCTCATCGCCTTCGTGGTTTTACCTGTTATCCTGACGGTTCTCGTGGTGGGCAACCTATTACCGAAGTCCCTTACGAAGAAGCTCTTACGCATAAAGGAGTAACCTTTGAAGAGCATGACATCTGCGACATCACTGGAAAGGGTGGCTCCTGTGGAGTCTAATTAGCCATGATCCATGTCCAGCCAATTGTCTTCACAGTCCGCTTCTACGCAGACGGCACAGCCTACCCTGATCCGTTTATCGCAGTAGCGACTGTGCAGATTGTGGGAGCCTACACAGCCTATATCGGGGCTTTACAGGGAAAGATAACCAGAAAGCAGCTAAAAGAGACTGCACAAGCCTTCAAAGACCTTGGGATTAAGTACGTCTTAGCCCAACGTAAGGGAGTGGTTAAACAATATCCAATTGAGGATTACCTGTGAGCCTCTGTATCTTCTGGTCACTGCTCAATGGTCTTGGATTAGGTATTGAGCATGTGGGATTTAAAGGAGGTTTTAGTGTCCTTGTCACCCTAGCCTTCCTTCGCCTTCACTTTGTATTTATGGAGAGTAAATAATGGCACGAAAACCAGCACCAAAGGTTGAACCGCAGGACTTGTATGAAGAGAAGGTGGTATTCGTCATCACCTATGTAGACAACACCACCTATGGCAAGTTCGTTAGCAACGCAGGACGAGCACAGCTTCTGGACTTGGCTGTAAAGTTTGACACCTATGAAGCCTGTCATGACTATTTAGTGGAGAAGATGCTTGAAGGAGTCTCTATTATGAAGGTTTGGGTATGATAGAGCTTGGACGTAAAGCCCTAAAAGGCGATCAGAACCAGTGTCCTACCTGTGGTGCCTACTTCACTACAACAAGCGGTTTTGAGCGTCACCGTCTCGGCTCATTTAACGATCCTGAAGACCCTAGACGGTGTGTTGACCCTTCAACAAGGAAGATGCACCTAAATAGTGCAGGGTTTTGGGCCTTTGACGCTAAGCCGGGGTTCAAGTACTCTAAAGCCTATTAAATCGCTCCTAAAGTGTTTAATGTTCAGTTTTAGAGGCTGTTCAGGAAACGTGAACATAAAAAAAGCCCCTCGAAAGGGGCTGTGAAGGTCACTAAGGAAAACGGTGCATTTATTTAACGAAAGAGTCAGACTTCTTCTGTGATCCGAAGGAACTACCAAGCCAAAAGCCCATAGTTCCTGACACCACATTACTGATGATTCCAACCACCAACATCCTGACGTTATCATCCCAAAGGATTGTGGCGGCTTCACCGAACAGGCCGATGACAGACCCGATAACAGCATAGACTGGCAGCAACAACACCATCGAGATAATGAAGGCCGGATTCTTCCACAAGGAGACTTCGGCCTTTGTCATTTCTAACGCAGCCTTCCTAGCCTCTACAATGCCGCCACCGACTTCAACAATCCCGAACCAGTTATCCTGCACAGCCTTTTCAACCACATTGGCTGCTTGAGGATCTTCCTTCAGCTTGGTGATTAAGTCCTGCTCATTCGCCGCACCTACTGCATCCTTTGCGATGTTAATCACCGCTTCAGCGGCTTTTAAGTTCCGTTCAGCCACTTCAGAGCCAGGAAACAATTCCCGTACTTTAGGCATGAATGCAGCGATGGCCTGAATAGCCAATCCGATAATGGGTAACGGTACCATCTTAGTTTCCTTAATAGGTTTAGGAGCCTCCTCTACTGTTCCTTCGGAATACTTGCCTCCGTAGGCTTCGTAGACTGCCCTTGCTTGCTCGATATTTCTCGTAGGCTGACCATAAGGGCTCCAAGGGAGACTAGCCCACTCCTTATTGCACTTTCGTACAGCCTGCTCAAATCTTCCAGCCAGAACATCATCTAAGGCTCCTCTTCCAAGGATTAGAGCAACAGCAGCAAAGTCCTGTGTAGCAGGAGAGAAGTCAGGGAAGTTGTGCTTGGCATCCAAGCCATCCCAAGTCCTTTCTAGGAACTGGTAAGCCCCGGCAGCGGTACTAACAAGACCCGCTGCCGAGTTCTTAACCCTTGGATGGTCATTGAAGCTGGCGAAGACTCCACCACCAAACATAGTCCTATAGGCTATGTCGTCCTGTGAAGTCTCTCCAGCCCTGATGACACGAAGGAAGGCTTGGACGTTGGTACTTTTTAGGGCTTCGTTGATGTTATTCATTTGGAGGATTGATTTCGTTAACAACACCCTCCTGAAGACCTAAGAAGGCACCCCGCTTAGCCTGCTGTGCGGTGTTCCTAACTTCACCAAACCCATACTTTTTAGCCCAAGCTAGTAGTTTATTAGGATCAACCTTCTCCACCGGTCCAGAGGGCTTCACAGCTTTGACGTACTCTTCCAGGGCTTTAGGGTCCAGGATGATTTGCTTCATTGATTGTTCATAAGCATTCTCTGCACGGCCTGTGAGGGCTTTAGAGCCTAACTCAACTAAGGCTTGCCACTTTGACATGATCGGATTACGGAGTTTAGAGAACACTTGTGTCAAAGGCACGTTAGTTAACTCGTCAAACCGATCTTTACTGATGGCATTCTTGAAGTCAAAGCCAACAGACGAAGGGTCTTTAGCAAGCCGCTGTGACAACGAAGCCACGTCTTCGATATGCTGTCGGTAAGCAGGACCAAACACCCGAGCATACATCTGTGACTTACTGTTGTTTTTCAGTAACTCTGTCAAGGGCTCTGGAGACTTCATAATGTCGTCTAGAGCCAGCGAACGCAGGGCCAGCAGAGCATCATTATTCTTGCCATAAGTCTTCAGGAACTGCCCAACAAACTTAGGGTCTGTCCCCATCCGATCAATGATCTCGTTTGGAGTCATTTTTGAAGCATCTAAGGTACGCATCAGATTCATCCGACCATAGATACCGTTCACAGAGTCTTTCTTCTCCATGATCTTTGCCACAGCAACGCTAGGCTTCTCCATCAACTCCTTGAGACTCAGGCCGTCCACATCAACTAAGCGGTCCTTTGCTGACTGGTTTCGAGGATCTTCTAACCACTTCATAACCGCTTTAGGCTCAAGTTGCCCTTTGTCATTGAAGGCAGCACGACTTAGGTCTTTGACGGTGAAGTCAAAGGCATACTGCATATCCGCCTTCTTACGCAGGGCTACAGTTTCAGGGTTGAAGTCCTTTTCAATACCCTCATCAATGACTTTGCGCAGTTTAGTCAACTCAGCCCGTTTAGCCCAGTAGTCAGGAGCATTAGGGTTAAGTCTACGATACTCTGTAGACACTGCTTCTTTCAGGTCAAATACCTGAGCAAAGTTCAGTGGCTTAATCTCCCTAGCCGCTGGAGCCGCCACAGCACCACTGTCAGAAAAGCCCTTCGGAGCCTCATCAACCAGTTGCAGTTTATTCTTCGCTACTTCCCACAATGCAGGGAACTTACTGAACGGGTTTTCTTTCTGTTCTGACTTAAGCAGCGTCACAATGTTGCTTACACTGGCAGGGGCTAAAGCGTCTGCATTGGCTTCAGCAGACTTAATAGCCTTTTCATACAAAGGACGTGAACGTGGGCTAATAGTGGTAGGGGAGTCTGTCGTCCCCATCCGCTTAATCAACTGCTCAGACAACTTAGGGGCATTGAAGAACGGTGCTAAGGGCTTCCCAGCTTCATAAGCCCTGTCATCTAGCTTTCCTTGAATACGCTCTAATTGTGCTGCTTTAGGGTCTTTGAGTTCTCCTTGCAGGCGTGCAGCAGCCGTCACAGGATCACCAAAGATCTTGTTAGTGTCGGCTCCTAAAGTCTCTAGAGCATTATCGTACTGTCGAGCATACAGCCCAGCAAAGGTAGGGTCTTTACGGGCTAAGGTGCTGATAGCGGCTTTGATGACCGGGTTGTTACCTAAGACGTGGATAGGCAACGGAGCCCCTAACGTCTTGGCTTCTTGCTGTAGTTTAATGATCTTCTGAAGCAACTCAGGGTCAGCCTTTACAGCATCGGCAATCGTGTTTTTGACGTGCTGTTCAGCCTGGTTAAGAAGTTTTTCGTTAGCGCCATCAACCAGGCCTTGACCCTTACCCATGACCTTTGTAGCACCGGCAGCCATCCGACCAGCACGACCAACACCGGAGTTAACAGCGCCACCAACCCCACCACCAAGCACCGCAGCACCAATCTCGCCTAAAGGACCGACATCGAGCTTTTCAGCCACGCTGACAGCACCTTCACTGAACATGCCCGGAAGGACGGCAGAGGCTCCTTTACGGAGAATACCGCCACCACCTAAGTAGGTTGTAGGGTCGCTAATCATCCCTGCACCGGCACCTAGAATACGGGTAGACAGGCTATCAGGAGCCCTGTTCTGAACACCAAAGAAGTCGTCAACAGGCTTACGGTCTTCTTGACTAACCCGCACAGCTTCGTTAAAGGTCTTCTTCGGCTCAGTGACAAGCCCTGTAGGAGAACCTAAAAGGTTGCCAACCAAGTCTAAGGTCTGTAGCGCGTCACCAGGGCCTTTGCGGAGCTTGTCTTTGACGTAATCTATTGTTCCGGCTTTAGACCGAGAAGCAACATCAGCAATCTTTGAAGTGGCTTGCTTATTCTTTACATAGTCATCAATCGCGTCTGCTAAACCACTGGCACGCATGTCGTCGCCTTTGGCCTTCGCGTCTTCAAATGCTGTTACCAGAAGTTGCAGGTTCTCATCCATTAAGGCTTCCTTTTCAGTCGCTGAATCTCATCCCAAGTCGAGTCTTTGATTCCAGCAGGCTTTCCAGCAGGAGCATCCGGTGTCTCTGTTTCATTCTGGAAGAACTCATCTGGATTGTATCCTGCTCTACCGGCTGCTTTCCTTGGAAGGGATTGGACTGAGTTATAGTCTTTGACGATAGCCTTCTCCATAACCTTCAGCAGTGCAGCACGTTCAGCTTGAGTAAACTTAGTCGGCTTACCATCAACAAAGCGATTGATCTTGTCAGCAACACGAGTGGCAAAGTCACCTGCACCTAATGTCCGGTTAATATCTTGGTTGCTTAGTGTGCCTCCAGGCTGAATCGCCTTTGCAATCAGAACATCAGCAGCGTTCTGTGCAGTAGGGTCACTTTTATCATTGACAGACATTGCAGACCGGATGGCCGACAACTGGTCCCGATACTTCTTAACATCGTCCAAGCCTTTGCTGATGATGTTGTGCTCGCCTGTGAAGTCACGTAGGCCAGCATTGACATTAGTGGTGTTGCGGATGTTGGCTTCGTTGCCTGCTAGCGTCTTCCACTCTTTAGTGCCTAAGTTTTGTTGTTGTAACACAACCTTACCGTTGACATTACGCTCTACAGGCTCACCCCACTGCTCAGGAGATTTTTCTTTCTTGTTCTTTACTTCATCTAAGGCTAAACTGATGCTTCCCGTTTCAGCAAAGACTTTAAACACTTTAGTTAAAGACTCTTGGTCAACATTAGCAGCAGAGTAGCCGTCTTTTAGTGTCTTAAGTAGTTGCTCAAAGCCGGGTTTCTCTTTAGCTTTTTCCATCTCCTTAGCTAACTGAGCGTTCTTAATAGCCAAGTCTTGTGAACGAATCTGTAGCTGAGCCTGACGGTCTTCAGTCTTAAACGCCCTCTCTGCTTGCTTATCCTGATACTCCAAAGCCTTCATAGCCGCCTTCTCAGCCTGTGCAGTCAAGCCTTTAGCCCCGAAGATACCGGCCATCTTCTTGTAGTATTCTTCAGGGTTAGACATATCCACACCGGACTTACGAAGTTCCGCTACAGCTTCCTGCACCTGCTTAGCCTCTGCAACCCTTGGGTCTTCACGGCCTAACAAGCCATTGATACCGCTACCCATAGCCAACCCAGCCCTGGCAGACATGCTACCAAGGTCTAGATTAGAGTTACGTTGTAGGAATTGTTGGTCTAACTGGTCCTGAATAGCCAACGGTGTAGGACCAAACATTGATTCTTCTTGAGCCATATTAGTCCTTATCCGAAGATACTATTAACCACATTGGCATTGTCTTCGTAGTCGTTGCTGGTGAACGGGTTAGTGGTGTCAACCTGAGACTGCACAATCTGTTGAATCTGAGCGTCAGAGACTCCCTGCCCTTTTAACAGGTTAGTGATCTGTCCTACCATGTCAGTAGCGCTGCCACCCTGTGCAGGGGCTGCTTTGCCACTACCACGGGCAATAGCAGACAACAGGCTAAACAGGGCATTGGTAGCGGCTAAGTTACCTTCGTACTTCTGTCCGATAGCGCGGACATACTGCGGAGTAGAGGCAGACAAGGCACGATCACCAAACTCCAGATTAGTACGAATGCCTGCACCTTGTTGGCCTAAGTTGTAATCCAAGCCTTTTCCAAATAGTCCAGTAACTTGGTCAGCACCACGAAGCCGGGTATTCAACCCAGTATCAAGCCCTTGACGATACAGGTCCGTAGTTCTACCTGCTCCAGTCATCCTAGCATTGGTGCCTTGGTCTAAGCCAGCCTTCTCAATATTGGCACCTAACTGAGCACCTTGCAGCCCATTACTAAAGGCTGTGTTGCCGATGTTAGCACCAAGCTGTAACTGATTAGTCCCTTGCTGTGCAATCTGCAACGGAACACCAGCAGCACTAGCGCCCTGACTGAGTAGCCCACCACGCTGTGCAAGAGCCTGATCCGCTGCTGTAGCCTGTGCTTTAAGATTACGGTCTTCCAAGGCTTTGTAATAAGCCACCATAGCAGGATTAGAACCAACACCACCCATCGAGGTAGCTGGGTTAAGGCTCTGGAGCCCTGTCCTGCCTCTAGCCTGCTGCTGTGCCTGGATAGCCGCCAGAGACTGTTGGTCTCCAGAGGCAAAAACATTCTGCATCAGGTCATAGCGTTGCTTGGCTAAGTTGTTAACATCAATCCCGTTAGCAGCACCAAAGGACGATGTAGCGGCCTGTGTAGCGGCATCAGAGATACCCTGACTACCAGAAGTAGGCGTAAACTTGCCTGCACCGTCTGTAGAGCCTACATTAGTCGTGATGTTAAACGGGGTGAACTTCCCAACATCAGCCTTTGTACGGGCTGCTAAGCCTGCATACTGACCTTCAGTCTGAGTGGCTAAGTTGTTATAGGTGTTGCCTACTTTGTCACCCAGCATACCGTAGCCATCTTGGTATGTCTGGGCTAAGTTGTTATAGGTATCCCCCACTTTCATGCCTAAGCCTTCGTAGCCTTGTTGACCACGATTACCTAAGTCATTAAACATTCCCTGACCAGTAGCACCTAAAGACTGGTACTGACCTTTAAGACTATCGCCTAAGTCTTGATAGCCCTGTGCAGCAGTGTTACTAGCATCCTTCAAACCAGCTAACTGTGTAGCCCCTGCTCCGATGTTGAGCAGGTTGTTTAGCATTCCATCACCACTACCAAGCGTACTAGCCACTTGGTCAACAATACCACTTAAGCCAGGGATAGCCTTTAGAGCCTGCAAAGCAGGCAAACCAGCAGACTTAGCAAGGTTAGTTACTGCCTGTAAAGTCTGTGCAGGCGTTAAAGAACCACTAGCCACAGCAGCAATCACGTCCTGTACGGTAGCCCCTGCACCAAGCGTCATAGAAGGAGCAGCGGTTATAGGCGCACCTACAGTGCCACCCACTGTGGAGCCCAGCATACCGTTCTCCGCAGCAGCCAGTGCAGCGGCTTCAGAGCCCGCAGCAGGCGCAGCAGCACCAGCAGTGCCTAAAGCACCGGCATTGGCTAACTGTGTAGCCAACCCAGCACCAGCAGCAACTAAGATACCCCCAACAACTTCGGGAAGATGGTTACTCAGCCAACCACTATCACGTTCCGACTTAGCGAACTGAATACTATCAGGCTGAAGATTTCCCTGTGCATCAAACTTAGCGAAGTATTGTCCGTAAACACCACCTTCACGCTGTGTATCAAACGGTGGAGTTACCGGACCCCAATAGAACCCATCAGCATCTTTCTGTAAACCATCAACCTTATCATTGCCATAGTTAGGCGTCATGTCTTCACGACGAACACCGTCAGCAGAGCCCATAGGGGCGTCAATTGGCTGTAACGGCCCAATGTTTACCATCTTCTCAGTTAAATACTGACGAACCTGCTCAGGAGTCATCTGAGCAAAGATAGTCCCTGCCTGTTCGGTATTAATAGCCATTGTTGTCCTTAACTATATAGCATGCCACGGCCACCTTGCTGCAAAGGTGTCAGGGCTGATGGTGCAGCACGCCAAGCAGAAGTATCCTGCACAGGAGCATATTGTGGGTTAGGCTGCGTCGTTTCCATCGACGTACCATTCATCCATCCAAGCATCGTCGTCCCACTGTTGCTCGACGGTGCCGTCTGAAAAGACGGTGTAGTCCCTCCAACCTGATTACGGATGTCTTGAAGGCCGGGAACAGGCTGTGTAGGGGCTGCGATGGTCGGATTAGGCACCTGTGTAGGCGACTGAGCCTGTGCCATGATCCAGTTAATCCACTCAGGAGTCCCCATAGGAGGTGGTTCAGCCGGTGCAGCATAGGTTGTCTGCGGAGCCTGACCCTGCACCGTCACTGGAGCCATCCCATAAGGATTCTGCGCAGTTAACTGTGCTTCTAACTGGCTATTCAGCATCCCATAGCCCCGCTGTGCTTCAGTCAACGAAGCCTGATAAGCAGGGTCTGAAGCAGCACCGATGTTTCCTTCGTTATCCATGCTGTACGTCTGTGTAGGCGGTGCAGCAGGAGTTTGAGGAGTTAGGAACCGTTCAGGGTTAGGCACAGCAAAGGCATAGGCAGCCTGAGACTGTGACAGAATCTGATTGGTTTGTGGATTATAGACTTGACCGCCCGGTAAGGCAATCCAGCCTTCCGGCAAAGTTACGTCAGCCATTAGTAAGTCCCTCCGTCAATCGTTCCTGTACCACTCATAGTACCCGACAGAGAAGTAATCCCTGTCAAGGTCACAGCATCATAAGTCACTCCTGTGGAGTCCAACTTAGAACTGATAGCGGTGGCAATGTTGGCAAACTCAGTATTCAATGCTGTACCTAAGATTCGTTTATTAGAGTCTCCGGTTGTTAAAGCATCCTTGACTGCAAAGTCCACTGTTTTAGTGTAGTTACTCATAGTGTGCTAAGTCGTCCTTTCTTAACAAACACATCAATCTGTTGAATTGAGAAGGGAACTCCATAGATCGGCACTTGGATACCTACTTGGAAGACTCTGCCGGAACCGCTTAGGTTTTGATGAACAGGACGGATAACGTTAGTGCTGCCGCCATACTCACCGATTCCATATTCGGCCACATTATACTCAGCCACAGTTCCCCTTGCAGGAAAGAGTTTTTGAGTTTGGTGCGAAAGTCCTGCATAGTCTGTACCCCATAAGAAACGAATTAAGTAACCGTTGCCGCCGTATCCCATAAGTCTGAGAAACTTCAACACTTGGAGATTACTTAAATCCCCTGTGCTCAAGTGGCTGGAGACATAAGACATTTCGTATGTAGCACCATCGTCTTTGTAGTTTGTGGAGGCTCTACCAATCCCAGTAGCGAAGCCAAACACAAAGTCTTTGTCTAATCGGTACTCCATCGAATACGGCGCAATGGACCAAGTAGTTGCTCTAGCTGCACCATCCTGAAGACGTTGTTTGAGGTCAAAACAGTAGGACTTATTAAGTGAAGGCAGACTAAGCAGATAATAACCATCTTTCTCATTATACCCGGCTGCAATCTCATCGTAGCTTCCATCAATGCTTTCAAGGCTAGAGACATCAGCCAACAGAGAGTCTCTGACGTTCTTGCTCAGGTCATTCAACGGAGCAGACTTTTCAGAGATTACCCGACCAAGACTACGAACACCAGAATCAGAAAGAAACAGGATGTCACTGCCCATGTGAATAACAGAGTCTCTCGCAATGCAGCCTACTCCTAAGATGATGTCCGATAGCGTCATGGTGGAAGGATCGTCTGCACCGTCATACAGGATGATGGTTTTATCACAGAAGATCACTAACTTGTTATTGAAGCTAGCAAGGGCTACACCGGGCCTGACACCATCTGCATAGACTGTGTGAAGATCTAAGGAGCCTGCGGAGCCGCCTGTCCAAGCCTCGCCAATTAACAGGTCAGACCACTTCAGAGTTGTCTTGTCAGTCAGTGTGTCAATTGTCCAGAGACGGCCGTAAGCGGCTAATACCTCATTCGCTTCTTGGACGGTTCCAGCATAGGCACCAGCAAGATCAATATCAACACAAGTAGAACCATCATAGACAATTGGTGAGTGTCCCCGTTGGAAGAAGTAACACTTATTGTTGAAGTTAACTGCTTTCCAGTTAGCCGCAGACCACGAAGGGCTTGAGTAGATCTGTGCAGCAGTACCACCAGCATCAACACTATACAGGTATCCACCAGGCACAGCTAAGATAAGTTCTACATCACCGACAGAGTTGACATATTCATGAACTAGGCGGACACCGTTGGTATTGATAGTGCCGTCAGCCGCAATGAACCGTTCCCAACCCTTCCTAGCCGCTAATCGTCCTGACTGGTCAATCACCACATTGCTGGCTTCTAAGCAGAACTTAGGATCTAAGCCGGTAGGGCTATCTTGAGTATTCAGTCCGTAGAAGCCAGGAGCACCTAAGTTAATCGGGATTAGACTGGCACCCATACCGTAGCCTCCGGGGTTCGTGCAGCGTCTTGCGAGATAGCGTCACTCAAGGTCTTTAGATACAACCTCTCTTGAATCTCTGCCGCCCTGCCCTGATCTTCACCACGTTCATTGATGGCTTTCAAGTGAGCTAGTTGCAACACAGGGTCTTTAGGGACTCGAAGAATCTCAGTGCCTACTGTGAAGTCTTCTTGCGGATTGATGACGTAGAACGTCAAAGACTCAACAGCATCTGGCAGAGGATAAAGCCTAACCGTTAGAGTCCCCGATGTCGTATCATTCTGAGTAAAGTCATAACCAGTAGGTGACGAAGACTGTGTAGTTGTGGCATTGAGAATGTTGTTGATCCACATACTATCCGGGAAAGCACCTAAAGGCCACTTCTTAGTTACGTTGTAGGCATCTAAGATTCGAGTTCGGCTATGTGATCCTGTTAAGTCATAGTCTCGCTGTGACACTACTGTGGAGAATGTGATAGTGGTCTTCAGGGCATTCCACTGCCAAGCATCCTCTACTTCCCTACGGGCTTCGTTAACAAAGATACCAATGAGTTCAGCATAGGATGTTTCAGTTACAGTCGCTACAGTGTCTTCCCGAAGACGTTTAAGGACTCCGTTAACTAATTCTAAATATGTTGCGTTAGCCATTACAGAATCCTTATGTGGGCTACTATCCAGTCCCAGGTTGCTCCTACACCAGCTAAGAAGGCAATCAAGGCAGCTACTAACTTTGCAGCAGTCTTACCTTGATTTAACACTCCCATTAGTTCTTTGATGTCCTGAGTACGTTGCTTGAAGTTCTCTGCAAAGACATCGTAGCGTTCTTCTCTAACGGCTTGGCTGTTAGCCATTGCAGAGACTTTATCGTCAAGGTGTTGTAACTGTCTTAGGACTTCTTGAAGTAGGTCTTGCTGTGCTTCGTTCATAGACCATCCGATGCATCCCCAGGCGGTGTAGGCCACACCATTGAGGAAAGAGGGTCAGAAGTCACCTTTGCAGTGTCCCAGTTAGTTCGCAATGTAGCACGATAAGTAGCCCAAGCAGTCTTCTTACCTGCACCGATAGGGGCATCGGAGACTTGTGTCCAGTCAGTAGCACGAAGTTCTTGACGAACTAGTTCTCTACAGGCTGACCGTGACTCCTGAGTATCTCGCTGGTTCTTAGAAACTAAGACACCTGTAACCGGATCAATCATGTCATCAGGCTCAATAGCCGGATCAGTGATTAAGACGAAGCGATTACCAGCCTTTGCAGCATCCTGTGCGGTCAATCGAGTAATGGATAGTACTTTGCCGTTAGGCTTAATGAAGGCGTATTTCTGAGCCATTTCAGTCCTTACCAGGTTGTAACACGAACCCAACCGCCACCACCAGTGCCACCAGCACCAGAAGCATTAGCAGCGGGACAACCACCACCTCCACCACCACCTGCACCAACACCTCCATTACCGCCTGCACCGCCATTACCAGCACTACCAGCACCTCCACCACCACCTCCTGTGCCACCAATGCGTTTGTAAGTACTTGTGGTACCGGCTGTACCGGCAGTCCCTGTGGCTCCTGTTACACCCTTTGTAGCTCCTTGTCCGGTAGCCATCGTAGGATAGCCAGGATGCCCACCATCAGCACCGTCATATCCTGTAGCACCGTCCCAAGCCCCACCTCCACCACCGCCTGCTCCACCAAACATAGAGCCACCACCAGAGCCGCCAGCAGCCGCTGTAGGGCCATGCCCGCCTGAGCCACCACCTGAATAGGCACTGAAGCCAGCAGAGGCACTACCGCCTGCTCCACCGCCCGGTGTAGTTGACGTAGCTCCTGTGGTGCCTAGCGGCGCTCCTGCAACACTAGAAGCAGTAGAGCCATTACCACCAACGGCAGTAATAGAACCGCCAGCCCCACCTGAATAAGCCGCTGTAGTCGATGGAGCACCGCCACCTCCTCCGCCAAAGGCTTTGAGTAATTCTGCCGTACCAAAAATAGACGGTGACCCGGCTGTGCCTACCTTACCTGAGCCGCCTGTGGTGCTTGTGCCTCCTGCACCGCCTGCGCCGGCTGTGGCAGTCTCTGTGGCGGCTAAGTCACTAGCACGGAACCATGCAGCATTATAAGCACCTCCGCCACCTCCCGGCCCTGCAACACCGGCTGCGTTGCTTCGTCCACTAGCACCACCGCCTCCACCACCAACCATCTCAACAAAGACCCAACTAGCCTGTGCCGGTTTAGTCCATGTGAAGCCCGTACCGGCTGAAGCACTTTCCTGAATGTTAATAGGGCGACCAAGAGTCACCACAGTGCCTCCGATGTTCTTCGTAAAGAGAATCCTATCTGTGGTGTTTACGGCTAATTCGCCATGTGTCAACTGTCCCGCTGTCGGCGCAGCACCAGTTGTAGAATTATTCTTCGTAAGAATCGTCGGCATTTATTCTCCACATAAACCACAGGTTTATTGTAGTTTAGCTCTGCTAAACACGTTTTACTTAGACGGCTTCTCAGCCTTCTTAGGTTGAATACCTTTGTATTCGTTGAAGACATCTTCGGAGACTTCAGTGTAATCACTGATCTGCTCACGAAAAGCCTGAATGTCAATAGGCAGAACTGCTTTGAGAACCACCTTAGAACGTAAGTCTTGAAAGTATGCAGCCATGTTGTGACCTTTATAAAGCTAGGATGCCCCCGAAGGGGCTCCATAGTCTAATTAGAGAGTAGGACGACCAATAACAAGACGCAGTGTGCCAGAGGCCATATCACCGGTAACGCCAGTACCAGAGATGATGGCTAAGACAACCGTATCAGCAGCAGTAACACGAGCACGGATGATCGGACTGGCAGCAACCTCACCAGAAAACGACAAACCAACAACCATGTCACCAACAGCAACACCCGGAACTGTGATGGTGTCGGCAGTTGTCTGAGCACCAGCAGCAGCCGCTGCAGGGTCCCAAGTGGCCTTTACCAACCACATCTCCGAGAATAGACCGCCTAATTGCTTGCGCCCACGCTCATGAATAACACTTGAAGCAGCAGCCATAATAGCTCCTATATGGGCTCTAAAGAGGCTTTAACACCCCTTTAGAGCAGGTTAGTTAACTATTAGGCAGGCACAACCATAGCGATCATACCGGCAGCATTCTCAGCACCGGCAGTAGCCGAAGTCAAGATACCTTTAACGCCGTAGATCACGTCACCAGTGTACAGCGTAGCAAGGTACTCTTGCTTGTACTGCGTCTGGCTACGGATGTTCTGCTGCATAGCAAGAACCATCGCCGACTCATGGAAGAACAACGCAACACGGTTATCAGTGCCGGAAGCAACTGAAGCAGTGTCACAGTTGGTCGTGACATAAACATCAACACCGTAGACATTACCGATCTGGCCGTTACGGATGGTATTGCCCTTGGCCGACTCACCAACGAAAGCCTGCTCAGTGAAACGAGCCAGCCCCATCAGAGTGTTACGACTCGAAGGTGGAATAACCAAGTGACGGTCTTCCATCGGAATGTCATTGTCATCCAGAGTCTGAATAACACGACGGATACCGGCATCACTGATCGCCGAAGCATTACCAGTCGAAGCCGACGTATACGAAGTGATACCATCACCACCGATAACACCGGCTGCATAGGGATCTTCCGCAGCAGCACCACCATCAGTACCGGCAAAGGCCACACGACCAAGACGGATCAGGTCGCTATCGATCTGCTTAGCGAGTTGGTAACCAGCATCACCAGTGTAGAACTGACGGGCACTGTTGAGGGCCTGAACAGCAGCGAAGTCTTCGATGAAGCGCGAATACTCGTAATGCTTGTTCACCACAACGGTGATTTCGCTTTCGACGTTAGCCTGAATGGTCACCGCAGTGCCAGCCGCTTTAGCGTAAACGCTGCCACGAGTAGGCATCGGGATATGCATGGTATCGCCTTTTTTTCCGGTAAACGGCATCTTGCGAACCAGGTTACCCATCACCAGCTTCTTCTTAAAAGCCGCAATAACTTCGTCGCTCCACAGTTCAGGAATGAACTTGTCAAGGCGGGTCGAAGTAACGATACTTGCTGTGCCGCCAGGATAGGCAGCGGTAGAGATAGCCATAGTGTTTCCTTTGAATTAAATTAGATTAGCGTACACGTCCCTCTTGGTAGGCAACATAAATGTCTTCACTTAGTTCCTTATACCGTTCAGGATTTTGAATTTGCAGACGGATCAAGTCAGCACGACGATAAACCTTTCGGCCAACTTCTCCACTGCCACCAGCATCAACAGAGGCTGCATTGAGTTGTCGCTTGCTCTCTTCTTTCAACTGATTAGCCCCATCAGAAACAATCTTCTGTTTAGCTGCTTTGAGTTCCTTATAAGTAGTAAGAAGCTCATCAGCAGCAAGAAAGTCGTATTGTTTATCGGCGGCCTGAAAGAGTTGCTGTCGGATAGGCGAAGCAGTCACAAACTGTGCAAACTCACTATCAGCAATGATGTCTGTATAGTCAGGATGCTTTGAAACCAACTTTTGCTTGCTAGTCATCCGATCCAATTCAGCACTCTTTTCCTGTGCCATTCGGATCGAAGGATGGTTAGCAATGACTTTGTTGACTGTGCTGACTGGATCAGCAAAGAAGTCAATATCGTCTACGGAAGTGTTAGTTTCCTGTGGAGCAACGGTAGGTTGGATTTGTCGTTTGATGAGTTGATCGGCTAAAGAGCGTACTTCAGCAACTTCGTTTGCTTGACGACCAATCAGCTTTTCAGCCTCTTGATGCATCTTCACAATGTCAGCTACTGATTTGCCACGGTACTTGTCCGGTAGAGTCTCTTCCGGGGCCTGTGTAGCAAGTTTCTCTTCAACAGCTTCAAACTCGTTCAACGATCCTTCGTTAACATCCATGTTCACTAAATCTTCCATGTTCTTCCTTTTCCTGTCGTCAAAGACGATTGTAGGATAATCAAATTAAACTCTTAGGGTCTGTAGGCGTATAGAAGGCTTCTTCCCTCTTACGTTCCCTACCACGTCTACCAGCTTCTTCATGCTCTCTAGACCATCTGTCCGCCTTAGAAGGGAAGGCACCTGACCAGCCCTCTAACTTGAACTTCGGTGTTGATACCACTCTTACAGCCGGTTCATCACAAGTACGGCATAGGATCTCGAAGGTGTCTTTTTCTACAAAGGCTTCGGACGTATGACCGTCTTTACATCTAAAGTCACGCAGCATCTTCATTCGTCAATTCCTTGTACGAAGACTCTACCGCGCTTTGCCATCCAATAAACCATTCAAGATTTACTAGTTGTCCTTTGTGATACCACAACACAGACTCAGAACTAATGCCCCTAACTGTGTCGATGTTCTCAGCAATCTCTTTAGCTTTCTCTACCAAGGCTTTGTAGCCTGGAGAGCTAAACAGGTCAAACTGATCTTCGTACCACTTCTTATCTGTTTCATCCATAGTGACCTCACAAATCTGCCATCAAGATAATAATCAGTTCTTCGACTGACTTCACTTTCTTCTCCAACCTGTCAAAGCGTTGGATAACTTCTTGATGTGGTGTTAGTTCAATAACAGGAGCCTCTTCAACTACCTCCTCTATTTGGCTAGTTAAGGCCTTTAGAGCCTCAATTACGGGTTGTAAACTCTCGATGTATGTCTCTAGAGCCTGTGCTTTCTCTTGTGGAGTCTGCTTTGTAAACCGATCACTGAGTAGTTGTCGTGCTGTTTCTTCTGCTTTTAACCATTCCTGAGACTCTACAGCCTTCAGTTTCTTCTTCTGCTTACGGCTTAGGTTCTTTCCAGTGGTCTTTCCTCCACCACGAGACACAGTAGGAGATATGCCTGTTGCAGTGCCTGTTCCGGATGCGCTACCAACACCTGTAGAAACAACAGAGCCATTAGTACCAACACCCGATGCAGTTCCTGTGCCACTTGCAGCGCCTGTAGAAGCCGCTGTAGAGGCCCCAATACCACTAGCAGTACCTACACTAGCAGTAGAGCCTAATGAAGCCGCTGTAGAGGCTCCTACACCCGTTGCTATGCCTGTTCCAGTAGAAGAACCTACTCCATCGCTACCACCAGTGCTTGAGCCAACACCAGAGGCTGTGCCAGTTCCGGTCGAAGAACCTACGGAGTTTGCTGTAGAGGCTCCGACACCGCTTGCTGTGCCTACTCCCGCACTGCTACCAACCTGTGCAGACGTACTAGCACCAACACCCGAAACAGTGCCAACACCGGCTGAAGAACCTGCTCCGGTGACTGTTCCCCCACCAGCAACAACAGGGAAGAATTTAGGAGATACAGGTGCTGCAAAAAGTTGCCACGGGTTTTGACAGAGTGCTTGAACTTCAGCTTCAGACAGAACACGGTTCCATCCTGCTGTAAGCAAAACAGGCTGTGTAGTTGGAAACTGTGTTCCGCCTGTTTTTCTATTTAAAACAGCGAGAGATGCTGCCGGGCTTTGTGGTGTTCCTCCCAAACTTCCGGTAGACCTAACACCATCAATCCAGAGACTAATATCACCAGCAGACGTAACAGAAGCAACAGCAACAAAACCACTAGTAAGTTGTTTAGTTGTTAGTGTGGCTGATGAGACAGCAACAGGAGAGCCGCCAGTTGTGAAAGGGATAAAATCAAAACCGTTTGTGTTACTAATACGATATTGAAAAGCCCGTGTAACACCGTTATCGTCGTCTATAATACACTGATAGTTTCCAGTGTCACCTAATTGGAAAGACAGCAGTGTATAAGAACTTCCTAATGAAACAGAAGAAATAGTCTCATAAGCAAGTCCAGTACCGGCAAACGCCCCAATAGCGGGACCAAACTTAGTGTTTGTTGGTTTTCTTCCCGATTCTGCTGTTACAATCCCTATTGTTTTGTTTGTAACTTCATTGTTTTTAGAAGCTAGTGAATAACAGAACTGTAGTCCCTGCGTTATCGGGTTTCCTCTATTTACCCTATTAACGGCTGTTGGTTGCTTTTTCTGCTCTTGTGGTGTCCAGATAACGCCCATATAACGTCCTCCGGACTATGTTAGGCAGTCGTATAAGTAATGCCGGTGTAGTTAAAAGCGTTGGTGTTAACGGCGTTATTATACATATTTACCGCTGTGTCATGAACAACAAACAGCCCCCAAAACTTAGGCATAGAACCAAACAACGAAGCCACACTGAAAGGTCCTACAGGATGCTCTTGATTGCTTGTCGCTGCTGTTAAGGTCACTGCTGCGCCTAACTTCAGGAAAGCATTTCGAACACCTTCGTTAGTGATAGTCTCCACACCAGAATCAGTCCCATCCAAAACATCTAACGCTGTGGTGGCTAAGGAAACATCGCTACCCCACACATACACCGCAATAGTCTTACCAGAAGTCGGTGTAGTCCCTGGATAGACTTTACCTTGGACTAAAACATCGTCAAAGAGATTGCTTGCATTACTAATCTCATTAGACTCACGACCAGCAGTAAGGGTAGACGACGTGGCTAAGTTGGCACAATCAATCGTGATGGCTGTTTTAGTACCGTAAGTGATATTAGTTACGGCCATTAGCTACTCCGGGCTTCAAAGACATCCTGATAACTGATAGGGCCTTCCCAAGCCAGTTTACCAGGATCAGCCTGAGTCCCTGTGCCAGTAGCTAAGACGGCTTCGATACGCAGTGCAGTCCGTTTACCACCATCCAGCAAAGCATTCTGAAGCGTTGCAAAGCCGTTGGTAAAGTCCGTCACAGCGGCACGAGTAGCCACCTTACCCATGTCATAGGTGCCCTCAGCCCACCACAAAAGGCTTTGACGCTTACTGGCGGTTAAGTTGTCAAGTTGTGTAGCCGCTGAAGTAATAGCTTCACGAATCTGCGAAGGATTGTAGTTGCTTCGCCAAACAACAAAGGCCGGATTGGAATCGATGTTTAGTAAGTTGGCAATCTCGAAAGCACCATCATTGGTGTTAGGAAAAGCAGCCAACACAGGGTCAGCAGCAATGGCGGCTAAGAGTTTTGTCTTCTGAGCAGGTTTCAGTGCCATCTTAGTCTTCCGTCACAGTAGAGGCTGTAGTTAACTGCGGAGTAACGCCTGTAGAAACACTGATGTTAGGTGTCACAGTACCGCTATACAGGATTTTGCTAGCACCTGATGTAGCAACACCGACTGAGAAGTGGGTGATGGTATTAGTTCCACCTGTGCAGGCAGGGAAGGAAATAGCCGCTGCTGGTGACACACTATTAGCCGTCACAGTCCATCCAGCACCAGAACGAGCTACAGAGACACGCGCATAACTTGTATAGGTACACTCCGAAGTAGTTTGGTCGCCAGCTTCACCAGGGTCTGCAGTGTGGGCAGCAACGAACAAGTTAGTCAGCGGAGACGAAGCAGCATTGTCCGCAATGTTTGCAATAGCAGTAGCGTTGAAGATTAACTTCAGCCAATCATTCTCAAACGTATTACCTTTAGACATATTATTCCTTATTCACTGAAGAGATATTACCTTGGGCATCACGTTCAATCTTTAACCGTGCTGTCCTGTCTTTAATGCCCACTTCTGTGAGCTTCGTAGCCTGCTGCATCTGAGTGATCTGAAGGTTTCTGATAGAGTCCTTTTCCTTGTTGTCAAGGTCTAGTTTCTTAATCTGCAACTCCATAAGCTTCGTACGATTAGCAAAGTCTTGTCCTTCGTTATCATCATCCAAGTTATTAGACGTTGCTGCTGTCAGTTTAGCCTGCGCAATGATAGGAACAACCTGCGCTTCGGCCTGTGTCTTCGCAGCTTCTGCCTGGGTCTTTTGAACCTTAGCCTGCTGTTCAGCCATGACCAATTGCTGTTGTTGCTGCTGAGCCTGCTGTGCTTGCGGATTAGGCTTACTCATTTCCTCTAGAGCCTTAACCAGTTCCTCACGCTTCGACAGGCTGGAGTTCTCGACAATGCCTTTTAAGATCAAAGGAACAATAGGCGACTGAGGGCCAAGGGTCTGCAACAGAGCGATGAATTGCTGTTGTTCGTACTCCCTAGCCATGATACCAAGCGTCGAAGTAGGGATGAAGTTAATGTCTTTGACGGGATAACGGTCAGGAGCAAACTGCATAAACCGATAAGCAGCCTTCTCAACAAACGGCATTAAGAAGTCTTCTTGGAAGTTAATCAGAGCCCGCTTATGCTTCTTAAGGATTCCAGAGATAGCGATAGCCATTCCACCAGCATCGGCTTGATTACCTACTTGTTGGGGTAAGCCAGCACTATCAAGAGTCCCAGTAGCCTGTTGAAGATACCTTTCAAACAATTGGGCAGTTTGAACGCTAACGGGATTAACCTGACCAAAATTGAACGGATAAAGTACCTCTTTCGGGTCTCCATTGGTAAGGACGGACTTTCCAGGTCTGATTTCAAACTTGAACCCCCTAGGCATCCGTGTAGCATCCATACCCATCATAGGTGCCGTAGCAAGGGCTGTGGCATCCATATGAGCCCGCATCTGGCCGTCTAGGGCCTTCTGCATGTTGTAGCCCTTCTCCACCGTACCACAACCAAAGAAGCGGCCTGTGATGATTTCCGGGCGATACACCACAATAGGACGGTCATTCATCATGTACGGATTAGGCACTGCTTTAAGCAGGTGTCCATCGTTCGCAATGATGACTAAAGCCTCAACCATGTCGCCATAGTCCTCTTCGTACTCTTCAATCATCTGGTCTTCACCAGACTTCTCTTCTAATTCGTCCTCTAATTCGTCCTTGTCAGAGTCTTCAGAATCGTCTAAGAGTTCCCGAGGGACTAAGCCGTAATATCGAAGGACTTTCACTCGCTGATGGTCAAAGTCTGTGCGGTTCTGCACAGGTTCTAAGTCGTCATCAGGGCCTGCTTCACCAATAGGGCATTTACGGTACATTCCGTTAGCCATGCCGGCAATAATGGTGTGCAGGCTGACGAATTCCTCGATGGCACAGCCCATTGCATCGTCTAAATCAAGGGCATTAGGGTCAATCAGGAAATTCTTAGGCGAAACAGGCTTTAACTTCAAGGAAACCCGTTCAGTCTCCATCACACCAACAGCGGCTAAGCCATCAACCCCAATATCTTGCTTTGCAGGGCTGTTTTGCTTGGTTTCCTTGATGATTAACTCACCAATGCCAGTGCCATAGACCTCACCAAGCTGATTAATCTGTGTGATTGCCTTCTTAATCTTGTCTTTTTTGAAGTCTTCACGAAGATTGGCTTTTAAGAGAGCGATGTCTGAAGGGTCTTTGTCATTCAAATCATCATCACAGTCGAACCAGTCTTTACGACCAAAGATTGCCTCTTCAATCTCTGCTTGACGGCTATCAATGGCTTGGCGGATGGCTGGTGTAACGATTCGTGAGCGTTCTGAATCCCGATTCTTGTCAGAACCTGTCCAAAGACCCCGCCACAGCCTCTCGTATTCATTCCAAGTGTCTAAGTAGTTCTCATCACGGTAGTCACGCCAGGTGTCTGTGTGGTTGACTACAAAGGCCATCAGACGTTTCTGGTTCGTGGTGAGGTTATAGCCCTGTGTAGGGGTGTCTTTATCGTCCATCAGTACTACCTAGCGGCTTAATAGGCCAAAAGCTGTCCATGTTTCGGTTCCCTTTCTTATAGTTCCACGAAGCCGGAACAACTTGGAGATTAAAACCGTTGTGAAGACCACAGGCTTCTCTATGATTTAGCGGGACAACATGGTCTACAGCCCATAAAAACTGTGTAGAACTCTTTCGTTGCTGCGCCAGCCGAAAAGACTCTTCAGCGACAAAGTTATCCCATTCTGTCATTGCTATCTCTGTCTGCCGACGGCGTTTATGTGTATATTTAAGGCTACGGATGCGAGTCTTTGCAATATCTCGTCCTCTTCCTGGCTCTCTACGAATACCTAAAAAGAAGTTAAGACGTGCTTTTTGGGCTTTATCACTTTTTTGATACTCTTTAGCCCTACAACCAGGATTCTTAAGCCGCCATTCAGCTACACATTCTTTCACACAAACAGCACATTTGTTTAGCCGACCATCCGCCATTTGTTTGTGTTTATGAAAAAGATTAAGTTCTTTAGTTTGAGCACAGCGGATACATGTCTTCATAGATCAATAACCAGAAATCGCATCATAGCAGTCATATTCATCTTCGACTTCTTTCATGTAGATCGTGACAGCAACTTGGTCAATATACGAGAGGGCATCGATAAGATCGTCATGAGTACGGGTGTCGGGAAATTGAAGCAACTCATCTACGAAGGTGGCGTTCCAGTCTCCTTTGTTCAGAGTAATCCTGCCATGCTCAAAGCGACCCTGTAGCGACCACACAATCCGATCAGTTTTCTTCTTATTCCCGTGAGTAACTGACTCAATCCTAGGGAAGAAGCCTACTCGCTTCATAATGTCCAGCATGTAGGGCATGATGGCATTGGCTAAAGCACCTTTTTCAATCCCAATAACCCGGACTTGGTTGTCCTTTGCCATCTTCAGGATACGTACAGCAGTCTCTCTGATATCCCAGCGACCAAAGGCAATGTCTTTGACCCACCAACCTGAGTTATTCACTTTGACTAACGCTAAAGCTGTCTGATCCAGACGTTGCTTCTTATTACCTTGTTCCTTAGCCACATCAGCAAAGCCTGCTAAGTCAACAGCCATGTAGTAATCACCTTCCTTTGGCTCTTCCTTATCATACTTAATCCAGGATTCTTTGAAGATGTCTGAAGCAGAAGCCTCAAAGCTACTCATGAACTCCTGACGGAAGGCAAAGCTACTTAGGGTTTTCTTGGCTGCTTCAATCTCTGAAGCTTCAATAAAGGGATTATCGTAACTGGTGAAGTGGAAAGCAGACCAATCGTCATCGCCTTCCTCTTCAGCATACTTATAAAGATCCCAGAAGTGGTTACGACCTGCCGGTGTGCCGATGAAAAGTGCACCACCTTTAACGTCTGCCAGTGCAGGGCGAAGGATCTGCTCCCACACCTGACTCTTCATGGACGCATATTCATCAATGACGACATAGTACAGGCCAACACCACGTAGGGTGTCAGGGCGATCAGAGCCCTTTAGCGCGATCTTCCGACCATTGACTAGGGTAAGCACCCCTGTGTTCTCATGAGCGGCAACAATGACTTCATGTCCAAGCTCCTTGAGCATTGCCCACATGATGTCCTTCGCTTGCTGGAAGGTAGGGGCGACGTAGAACACGTCTTTCTCAGGGCTTTGCAGGGCTTTGATTAAGAGAATCCAGGCAGCTAAGCGACTCTTTCCGAACCTTCGACCAGCAGCAACGACTTTGAATCGATGAGGGTCATTGAAGATTTCTAGCTGTGCTTTATGAAGTTTTACATTCAATCCTGCCATAGTCTCTTTACAGTGTTTGGCGAAGAAATAAGGAATCGAACCTCAGTAGGCGGTTTTGGAGACCGCTGCTTTACCACTAAGCTATTTCCCCGGAGTCTTGGTCTTCATAGGCTATATCATCTGCGTCAACTATGTCAGGCTCTGAAGCCTCTACATTACCTACGCCAGTTATATTGATGGTGATGGCGTTACTACCTCTCTTAGCATCCTTCTCAAACAAGGACAAAGGTAGTTGACGGTCAATACACATCTTCAGTGCTGCCATCTGTCCTTGATGATTGTCGTCGAGTGCGATACGGACGATGGTGTCTATAACTTTGTTGCCCGAAGTGCTCATCAACCTAGCTTTAAGTTCCTGGATTCGACCATTGTCCCCTACAGGACGACCTACTTTTCCATTACCAGGCTTCTTAGCTGCTTCGATGTCGGCCTTCTTTGGACGACCTCTTTTTCTTACTACAGGGACCACTTCAGTCATTTAGGTTGTCCTTTAGGGGCCTAGTTATTTACTACTCAAAATCAAGCGTCTTCCCTACTATATAGTTCTAGTTATTCTACGACAGTAGGACTACTTATCAATATAGATACTACAGGGCTTCAAAGTTCCTTACTATGAAGTTCTAGTTCTATACATCAAAGGCTACTTATCATCATAACCTAATCAACAACATACCCCGTAGGGTGAACTAAGAGGACTTCTCAATTTCCTCTTAGTGTTTAGTCACTCAGGTGTGCAATCCAGTAAACCCTCTAAAGTCCTATATAGGGAGTCTTTAATTTCCCTTTTCCGTACTTAGGAGTTCTAAAACATTGCGGCTCAGTGCTTTGTTTTCTTAACAAGTATAATTATAGCACACTTTTTTTCCAGTGTCACGAACTTTCTACAAATTAGACATAAAAACAACAGTATTTCCGACAGACGGTAGATATTTATGTTAGTAGTCACTAACAAGCCTGTGTAGTCTTCTCCACTATTTTCTAGGTAATTTTTTATTTAATTTAGATTTAATTACCGCCTGCGGAGGACTGTGCGGGGCTGAAAAGTTGTTTCCATCTCCGCAGCCGGCTATTAAGTTCTATTACCTCATTAAATGTGACATTACCCCATTTACTGTACAGCCTATGCAGTATATTGCTTATTTGTCCACTATATTGGTCATTTTACCCTTTGTTGTGGCTATGTAGCTACTACAAAGTTTCTCCGCAGCCCTAGACCCCCTCCCCCGGTGACCACACAGTCAAGAACTACACAGTCTAGTCAGTGACTGGTGAGTCACGTCATGACTCGAACGTCTACGTCATAGACTATGCAGCCAGGTCATGACTGTGCAGTATAGTGCAGGTGTGAAGGACTGTGTAGCACCTAATCCATAGGGATTAATCCTTTAGGCGTAGTCTACATAGGCCAGCACTGTGCAGGCTGTGCCGCTACCTACCTATATAGCCGACAATGCAGACAATGCGACTGTTACAATTGAAACACAATGGGTAGTTGACAGACTCTAAAGCCTACCTGTACAGTCTGCACATCGCAACGAACACAACAGAGGATTAATGATGACACTCACCGCCTCAGTCCCTACCATCCGCCTGCTTGGTCGGGCTCACCAAATGGCAAAGGCTTTCGGGCATGCTAAAGCTGCATCGTACTTGTGCAAGCGTCAGGTTCCCTTTGCACTGGCCTATGCAGCCCTATTCAATCGTCAACCGTCGAAGTAAGGACTATCATGGATCGCAAATACCTTAAACCCGATATTGTCCACGTCTACGCCACGCAGGCCGACAAAGACAACGGAAACAAAGCCGCTACAGTGCGTTGTGTGCCTTATAACTACGCAGGTTTTTCGTCTTACGAATACAAAGGAACCGTTTACAAAGGGTATCGGGATTCTGTATGCTTTGATGATGCTTGTATCCTGTTGTCAGAACACTCTAAAGGCTAACACCATGCGCTGCTATGTTGTGTGGTTCACTGACGGGTTAGACCCTGATGACACTGTGCACGGTTTTCAGTGCATGGCTGATGACTTAGCCCATGCAGTCGAACAGTGCCGTAATGCCTTTCCTACAATGAACCTAATCAGTATTGACCGGGAGTAGACCATGCGCACATTCGAGATTGATGGAATCGTCGTCTTCGCCGACACTGCATTGCAAGCTATCCGCCAGGCTGTTGAGGATGCAGATGAGATTAGTTACTTGACGGCCGACCCGGAAGGACGGTACAGTCAATACTGCGTTAATGATGAACTTGTGACCGTTTACACTCTGAAGGATTGAATCATGGCTACTAAATACCGTGTTGATCGTTCTATGTCGCCCTCTGACGTGCCTCTCGGCATGAACTCTATCCTCTGCATTGACTCCAGCTTTAAGACTGCCAAACGTGTCTATGGTGCGACAGAGCCCGGTAAAGATACTTGGAATCAACCCAATGCAGCCTACGGTGTGATCCTGTCGTGTTATGATACGGTCTCAGGCAAAGACGTTATTAAATGTTCTAAAGGATTCTAATCATGACTGACCGCACCTGCAACGGCTGGACCAACCACGCTACCTGGCTAATTAACGTCTGGACAGACGGAGATGATGAGATTGCCAGGATTAGTCATCCGAGTAACGGGAGCGTATACGAACGCGCTCGGGCTTTGAAGGAATACATTGCGGAGTGTTATCTGAATGGTGAGGATGCTAAATCTTCGCTTACGTCGGACATTATTAGTTCCGCACTGGCTGCTGTAGATTGGTACGAACTTGTGCAGCACTATGAAGACTGCGAAGATAATACAGAGGATGAAGATAATGACGCCTAATATCAAAGATTGGATAGTCTCTATATCATTCGGGATTATCTTCGGGGTTATGTACTTTTACGCAATCTTTGGTAACTACTTCTAAGGATTATTATCATGTCTGTTTACGCATGGCACTTCACCGACGGCAACAAACTCCGTGACGGCTCTCCGTTGCCTCCTGTCGGAGAGACACTGAAGTTTGACGGAAAACCTATTCTGTGCGAAAGGGGATTACATGCCTCTCTGCATCCGTTTGATGCTTTGAAGTATACTCCTGGTGACACTCTGCATTTGGTACACTGTGCAGGAACTATTCTGCATCAGGAAGATAAACTAGTCTGCACAGAACGAACTATTATTACATCCTTTGAAGCATCGGAAATGCTGCAATACTTTGCTAGGATGCAGGCGTTGTCTGTGGTACATTTTGCGCCTAAGAACATGGCCGGAATGGTTGTCGATTGGCTTATGACTGGGGATGAGTCACTCCGCCATGCCGCTTACTCTGCCGCTTACTCTGCCGCTTACTCTGCCGCTTACTCTGCCGCTTACTCTGCCGCTTACTCTGCCGCT